GCCGAGTGTCTTCCCAGTCTTCATTCTGAGGAATTAAGACGGGAATAGGGCTCGTATCGACATATATGTCCGATAAGAGTACCCCTTGGTCCAGGATTAGTTCTTTATATAACCCTGAACCAATGTACCTCCCCAACTCGCGGCTCGCGATGTTGGTAAGGTGTAAGAGGACTTTGGTGAGAGGATCTCCCATCATAACTCCTCTCTTTAGAATTACGTATCTGTCCGTACCTTCTAAAGAATTTCCTGTCGTGGAGAAAACTCCACGCCCAGAGAATACAACGCGACGAGGACGGAAGCATGTTGCTTCCACCACACGTCTTAATACGAAGGGGATACCACACAGTAACATCCACTTCTTTGCGAACATCGATGCTATCTCATGATGCATGTTGTCCGTAGCGTTCTCGAAGTCTGTACACTCCGCGAACACCTGCTCGTAAGTTACATCTTGTAAAATACGTTCAGCAGTAGGCGAATCATTCTTCTTAGAATCCTTCGTCTGCATAAAAGCAATGTTCTTATACTCTTTTGTATAAAAATCATTGAACAAGTTCCATCCATGTGCATCCATGCCCATGCCGGACTTACTGCTAGGGACCTTTTTTAAGGGCCACGAGCATATCTTCGAAATTACGTCTAATACTATTTTTAGACATATTTTCCCTTTAGTCACGGTTCTGGCTTTTGCCGGTTCCTTGACTATCATAGCCCTTACTTCAGATATCTCTGAAGGTGGACTTTTGAGTACTTCTTCTAGAGATCTCCAGAAAATATACTCACCAGCTTCTACTTCTTTATGAGAAACTTCATAGAGAAATAGACCGGTTTCAAGGTCAATTATTTTTGCCTTGACACCCATGTGTAGACCAGCAATTATATCACTAATTGCCTGTACACTACCTCCAGCTTTTTTGGTTTCTTCCCAACAAGCTGAGGTCGTTAGGGATATCCGCTGGACTTCCGTCAGTGGCTTGAGCTCAGCCGAGATACAAGTCAAGAACTTGTGCTTGGACTGATGGACTACGATTGCAGGGGGTGTCCCCATGCACCGTGTCTGGGAGAGTGTTGACCGTATTGCGACGGACCATACATCTCCTTCCGTATCAATTGCTTCCCTATACATAGGAACAAAGGTACGTAACCAATGCGGTATTTTGGATTCAAAATCCGCAGAGCGGATGAATGCATCTCTCGAAGAGAGTGCATACATCTTGAAGGTCTTCCTCACCTTTTTAAGCTCGGAATACCTTGTTTTTAGATCGAGACAAGCTGGATGCAAATCTCCATCTAAAAACTCGTCATCGATTAGGATGCCGAGGTGACGTAGTACAAAACAATCGAATTTGTCCCACGTCCATGATTCATTCGGAAATGCCAAGAATCTCTGAATGAACATGCCTTCAACTGTTTTGAGACACTCAATCAGTCGAAGCGATCTTGATCTCTTCTTCCTAGGAGAAGGATCTAGATAGATAATCTTTTCAATGGCCTTTGACCATGAAGGATTACCCTTACCTGC